TCTCTGTTTAACTCTTCTTCAAATGGGCCTGCATTCATACTTTAAAATCTCCGTAATCTTTCTTTTCTCTGTTACCAAATGTATTTATAGGGGTAGAATCTTGACCTGAATCTTGTAGATTTTGAGCAGAGTCTTCTACATCATATAATCTCATTCGTGCTCTGTCCACTCCCACGATAAACCGCTTGTTAATTCCTGGGTCATTGTATCTGTTTTTAAGTTGTTTGACGAGGATCTGGTTGAGACCTTCGAGTTCTTCATTTGAGATGAGGGCGAACATAAGATCAGCTGTAGCAGGTAATCCGAATGATTCAGACGTGTCTTCGAGACCGACATCACTCGATCCATATCCGCTTCGAGTTGTCTGAGTCGCTGATACAATGGGCACGTTGTATTCGACTGCAAGTCCGCGAATCTCTTCTGCAATAGATTTGATGAGGGAATATGTATTGATACCACCACTTAATCCTTTTATGCGGGACGATGCACAAATGTTCAAATAATCGATAAATATAATATCAGGTGCAAAGTCTTTTTTGAGTTTAAGTTCATTAAGCAATGCACGGAAGTGTCCTACATGCGCTGAACCGGTTGGGTATTCTTTAATGATTAATTGACCATTCGTCTTAGACGAGATCTTATTCACTTTGTCATCGAACATTTTCTTTGACAAGTTTTCAAGTTGATCAATTGGAACATTAAAGAGGTTAGCATCAATCCGTTCAGCTATTCTCTCTTCTGACATTTCCATTGTCAGATATAAAACATTTTTTCCATCTGTCAATGCACCAGCAGCACAATGACACATAAATAAGGACTTACCTACACCAGTACCTGCTAAGGCAATGTTGAGGCTTTTCTTTGGTAAACCACCCTTTGTAATACTATTGAACTTTTCAAGATCAAACGGTAGTTTTTCTTCAGTAGTATGATAGAAGTCATACCTTGCATCAGCACTTCCGACATAGTCATGGCCGATATTAGTATCGAATGAAACAGCGAGTGCATCTGATAAGATAGTAGGCAAAGCATTCTTTGTCTGGTTCTCATCACGACCATCAATAATTTCAATCGATTTCATGATAGCAAGATAGATTGCTCTATCCTGACACCATGTTTCAGTTTGTTCAAGGAGCCAAGTATCATCATCTTTGACAGGCACCTTAATTGTTTCTACAACTCCATGAGCTTGAATGTGTGTTTGCTCAGGAAGTCCAGCGTTATCTAACTCAATAGACAACGCTTCTGGTGTTGGTAGTTTATTATACTTACCAACGAATTTTAATATCTCATCAAATACGAACCGTTCAGAACCTTCAAAATATTCTTTCTTAAGGAAAGGAATACTTTTACGGGTGAACTCTTCATTGGTTAATAGGTTCCGCAGAATCGTTGTCGGTACGTTTGGTGTCATCATCATTTCCTATCTTATATTCGCCACTATCAAATGCATCTTGAAGAATATGCGAAAGCACATCTCCGATATAGTTCTGAAAATCAGGAGATTCTTGCAACGCATCATCTCCTTCAATCAAGTTCCACATAAAAGATAGCGATGCAATACCGTCTTCATCATCGTTGATTTCTTCAACTTTAGCACTTACTTTGCCATATTGGTACTTAGTACCTTTATATTCACCAGTCGTAAGTTCAACGGTATACATCACATCTTCAGGACGCTCAACAAATTTATAATCTTCATTAGTGATATTATACATTAGTTGTCTCTGATTGTACACCGCTAAATACATCAATATCTTCACCAAGCATAGATTTTAATCCAATAGTATAATGTGATTTAATATATTCTTTAAAGTTAGTTTGCTCAAAGATAGGATCCCAGAATTCTTTTAAGAGTGTATCTTTCTCACGAACCTTAGGATCTTCAAGGACACCAGTCTCTTGATCAACTCTACAGTACCAACCGTTAGAAGGTTTAGCAACAAAGTTACCTGCCATAGCAATATCAAGTAAACCGCTATAACGTTCAATACCACCATCCCATGTTACAGATACCGGAATCTTAGACTTCTCTTTAACAAAACGTGATTTCTCAACGTTGATAATAAAGTTATAACCTTTAATCTCTGTACCAGTCTTTTGTTGTTGACGACCAAGAATCCAGATGTTATCAGCTGAATAGTAAATACCTGTACCACCACCAACGATATCCTTTGGAAACAAACCAATCTCTTTGTAAGTATGATTGATAGCAAGTAAAGGGATATTCTTCATTGTAAGATATGGCGTAACCATACGGAACAAACCTTTGAGTGCTTTTGCACGAGACATATCAGCAACTGATTTCTCATTAATAGCATCTTCTAATTCTTTCTTAGAAGCAAGGTTACCAATAGAATCGATTACGATAATTACACGATCATCTTTCTCAATAGCTTCAAGTTGAGATACTAGATCAAACTTAAGCTTTTCAACATCAGTGATAGGTGTATGCAAGATACGTGATGTATCAATGCCAAATGATTCGAAGTATGTTTGAGGTGAACCAAACTCTGAATCATAAAATAACATAATAGCATCTTTGTGCTTGTTCATATATGCTGCTGCCATAAGCAAAGCAAATGAAGTCTTAAAGTGCTTTGATGGACCAGCAAGGACCGTTAGCCCAGAGCCTAGACCACCATCAGGATCGCCTGATAGAGCCACATTAATCATTGGGACTGGCGTACTTGCAAAGTCCTGTTGTGAGAAGATCTTCGAGTTAGCAAGGATGTCTGTACCCTTGATTTTCGAATTCTTCTTTAGTCTATCCATTACAGACATATATTTCTCCTATAAGTTTCATTAGGTATATTATACCATAAATTCATCGAGTTGTACACCCTTTTCTGGCGGTGTACCTTGTCTTTGTTCCCATCCTGATTCCCAGCCTGAAGCATTCATCAGGTCTGCAGATACATGATCAAATGTACCATTACCACGAGGTACATAGTTTTGACCAAAGCGAACAAAGTCACACATCACATCTTCAAGGTCTTTTGCTTTTCCACCGGTACGTTCTACCAGCAGGTTCATAAAGTCGTCTGGTTTCCACCCTGTTGAGAGCCTTTTCATACAGCGGACAGCATTGTTTCCTAAATAGGTATGGCTATCTACATTAACATATTGAGGGAAGTAATCAGAGCAATCCATAGAAAAGGCAGCGTACACGAAATTAAATTTTCGGTGGCCTACTTCTTTGTTATAGCCATTAAGATAATCAACAATATCTTTATGACCACGGGTTTCCTTTTGTAACCATTCTGTGAAATTATTTATCAAAGTTGGTAATTCACGCGTCATAAAATCTACATTAGATGTACCTTTTTTTGGCGCAGGTGGTTGGTTGCCAATGGATGTGAACATTGACTTCCCTTGCTTTTTATTGAATACAAGATCGTTTGCCATCTCATCAATAGTTTCAAATCTACCCCAGAATTGTATTACATTATTACGATATCCATGATCATTTTCGAATGACGCACCTGATCCCATAATCCTATGACATAAGAATACATATAACCAGGTTTTTAAATTCCATTGAATAGAATCATTTGATTTGTTAAGTGCACGGCGTTCTTCATTCTGCCATCGCCATTTTGGAGTCTTAGATCCAAACCATAAGTCTTGAAGTACATTAGAGAAACCAGCAGCATTACGAGTATAGCAATCATATATGTCAATAGTCTGCATTAAAGGATCATTGACAGCTTTATCAGCTTCATCACATTTATAATCTAGATTTCCCCAGTTTACATTCTCTTGTAACCATTTAGCACGAGGATAATAGTATTCCGAGAATACATCTAAAGCTTCTTCATTCAGCCACTGTTTTTTCATTCTTCACCCAATCTCTATATGAATCAATTCGATCGTATATAGTTTCATCTTCTAATACAGGTTCCGCACCTACATTCCAGAACAAGATATCTTTATCACTGTTCTTAGGTATATACTTCCACACCTTACCGTCATATGTATCGATATTAGGGAATGGCGGAAGGTTTTCTTTTTTCTCTGATGCCGTAAATGCAAGAGGTTCTGATATCGGTTCTGCTACACCAAGTTCACCAGCTTTCATATTGCGTGATACACAAACAGAAGTAAACTTGGCATTAGGCCAAGCTATTTGAAGTGCCCGTGTGAGCACGCCCGTGGACGTGGCCGTATAGACTTCATCTGGTTCTTCTATATTTTCGTATGCTACCTTTACAATACCAGCGGTTACTAATTCATGTTTTAATCCTAACGGAACAAAGAATGCATTAGGATGAGCATCAGCCCACTTCTTCGCAATCAAGTTTAAGTTAGGCATTGCTGCAATACGATGGAATTCATATTCACATCCACGTTCTATACAGCAGGCCTGATGCATTGATATACGTTTAGAAGAAGGCATGAATAGTCTTACCTTCTTACCATGTCGCTTTGCTACATCAAGCAGAGAAACACCAGCAAGACCAGTACGAGGTTGAACATAAACAATGGTATCAATATGATCAGGGAGCGAAGAGATGAGACAATCACCCCCGCGAACTTTGCTACCAACCAAGTCATCATCCCTGACAACCCTAATACCATCATGAACGGTAATACGAGGTACAGGATTAGGATCTTCCCATTCATAAGCAAGATAAAGAAATTCATCTCTAGCATCTTCAGCTGTATATAAAGGTCCGACATCTTTATTCACTCCATCAATTATATGTTTATTATGCGCCAAGTCCGGTTACTCCCCAATCGTTTCTTCTATAAAATGGCGGAGCAATATGGAAAGAAGATCCATGCTCCATATAGGTTTTAGCATATGTTTCAGGATTCATAGTATACCATTCTTCTGGTGGCATAACAACAGATCCAGCTTGTTTGTGCAATTCATCAATAAACCTATTTGTCAAATCATGACGTTCTTGCCATGATCCATAGAATGGTTCTTTCTTGTAGAACCCAGATTTAGGTATACGTCTTTCCTCGAACTCAACTGGAACTGGAGCAGCAAAGAATACTTTACAATCATACATGGTCTCCAAAGCTTTACCTTGAGTTACATACTCCCGAATAAAGTTTTTAAGAACAAAATCATTGTGTCGTAATATATGATGCCGAATATCAATAGAACCCAAACATAAAGTGATTGTACCAAACGGAGTAACTCCTCTGAGGAGAGACCGAATGCCTGCTTTAAGCGCCCCGTGTAAAGTTTTGCCATCGTTACGAAACACCATATCATTACGGTGGCTAAAAGAGCTTGTATGACTGTCACCAATTGTCATTCCTTTCATTTTAAGATTTTCTTGTTTCATTGAAGAAACAGAGGACAATCTTGAACTTAGTCGGTCACACCATTCTTCAGTTATGCCTTCGTATGTGGTATTAGCACCAATACGTTTCTTAAGCATTTCGCCATAATTCGGCATATCATGATCAAGCGAAATAATATCATTACAAGAAGCAATGAGATTAATACGGTCAAAAACCTCTTTAGTTGCTCCACCAAAAAGATTTAATGTTCCACCGAAGTTTGCACCGTGATCAATGTAAACCCTATCATATGATTTTACCTTAGGTGTGCACTTATGGTCAATACAAGATCCTAATTGATCTCGCCATATTTGTGTCCAGCCATGTACATGAGATTTCTCCTTAAC